CTTTGAACCATCTAACGCGCGGTGTACGGATCTTCCCGTTACCCGCGCCCCCAGCTTTCAAGACAAGCCTCACCCCGCCCCGGGAACGCTCACGCAAATTTGCGGACCGTCCTGGGACTGACGAAGCCAGCTCGGCACCGGTAGGTGCAGCTGGAAGACGAGGAGCCCAGAATCGAAAGATTACCGACGATTTCTGGGATGCATTGATGCTTGCTGTCGCTTCTGCGATGGGCAGACGGCCTAAGTTTGACATGGCCATAACAGAGCATCGAAACGCATGGAATGCACTACTGGCTCTATACCGGTGGTTTGCAAAGACGGTCGAGCGGTCCGGCGCTGCGCATGTGGCGCAACGCCTGAAGGACTTCGCCGCCGATTGCCGATTGAGTGCGATAAACAAGAAACCCGTAGGTAGGTGCCGCTTTATGCGGTTTCTCCGGGGCCCCCTTAAGGGCCTCCAGAAGGCTCTCTCCAGCGGAGATCGGAGCCAAGAGCAGCGTGACATGGTCACCCAGCTCTCCTACCTCGGTCGCGCTCTCCCCAAAGGCCGCACGGATAAAGAGGGTAAACAAGCCCTAGTTAACCATATCGAAGCCCTTGGGTCTCAGGCATCGCCACTCCCGGAAGGACGCCGTGAAGAATTGGCGAAATTCGCAGAGGAGTGGGCAAACCAGCACCTAGAAGACTTCGCACCCCACTTGGAGTTTGAACCAAGTGCGGGAGCCTGCCTTGAGTATGGCCGTAAAAGCGGCGGTCTCGGCAGGTACCTCCACGAAAAGATGACGGAGGTTGTTGGCGAAGCCCCGAAGTACGTCAAGAAGCTGACGACGTACCCGGTCGCAGAAGATGACATGGCCCTACGGGCCCATGCCGCGCTCGCCGCCAAGTTGGCGACGGACTTACCGGGCGAGTACCCGAAGGCACAAGCGGTGGTCGTCTGCGAACGAGGGATGAAGGTGCGTGTGGTAACGAAGAGCCCTGGAGCACTAGTAGCGATTCTCCACCTGTTCCGCCGATGGTGCGCGTCAGGCTTGAGGAGAGATCCATCGATTAAGATGGTCCTCGCCGGCGACCATGAGAAGGCGGTTGAGGAAATGTTCGGGAGTGGGATCGGACCGCAAGATGTCGTCGTGTCCTCCGACCTGAAGTCGGCGACCGATTTGATCTCGCGGGAGACCTATGAAGCCCTATGGGAGGGCATCTCCCGTTCTAACCCAGGAAAGACTCTGCCGAAATTTGTTTGCAGAGCGGTTAGTCTGGCCGTCGGGCCACAGGTGATTGAGTACCCTGCACTCGGCAGGTTCACCAAGACTAAGAGGGGGGCCCTGATGGGCCTTCCGTCTACCTGGTTCTTCCTCTGTTTAGCCAATCTGGCTTGGTGGAATCTCGCGCACCAACAGGAGGGGCGGCGGTTGCCGTCCCCGCGACCCGGACCTACGGCCCGAAGTGGTCGTGTCCGCCGTGTCACTATTTGTGGTGACGACCTGGTCGGTGCGAGCTCCAGTACTATAGTAGCGCGTTATGAGGTCAATGCCATCGAGTCAGGCGCGAAGTTCTCTAGCGCCATGAAGCACATAAAGTCCCGGACGGGCGGCGTCTTCACAGAGAATGTCTTCTTCATGGAGGACAAGCCGCGAAGCCGTTCCTGGACTGTCCCGAGACCGGCGACCCTTGGTCGGCCGGCTGCCCGGCGCACCGTGGAAGTGCAACGCACCTCCTTTTCGCGGTGGTCCCAGGCATTCCCTATTCGAGGGATCCTCGGAACAATGCGCTCAGATCGCACAGGGAGGGAGGATCCATATTGGATCTCCTTAGGCCCTGCTATGGAGCAGATGATGGCGCGGCGGGACCAGCGCTGGCGGAAATCGATGATCATCGCCCTGCGCGCTGCACATCCCGATTTGGAGCACTTTCTCCGGGAACACGGATTGAAGCATCTTTTCCATGTCCCGAGGGTGTTTGGAGGCCTCGGCGTCCCGCGGGCAGAATCGCTGTGGAACTTTGTGTCTCACGGCGAGAGTTTCCACCTGCGGGCCGCGTTGGCCCTATCTGCGGGCTCTGGGTGGGATTCGGATCTAACGATCCTCTCCCGTCCCTACACCCAGTCTCCGAACACCTCGCTCCCTATACGCCGCGTCGCGTCTCAGATGAGTGAAGTGGCCCTGCGCGGTCGCTGGTCTGTTATTAAAACGAATGCCAGCCCCCCCCCGGGATACTATGAATACCCGGGTCATGTGCAGGACCTCGTTGCCAAGTTGGAGGGCAATTGCGCGAGAGATATGTTCTTCCTCGCGGAACCGCAGGAGCAAGCTGAACGGCCTACAAAGCAGGCCGGTCGTACTGCTCGGCGACTCCGGAGGGATCTCCACGCGGCTCTCACCAGGGTCGTCACCACTCAGGGTGGCTGGACCTGCGGCAAAGCCGTGACCCTCAACTGGCGAGACGCTCTCGAGAGGCTCCAAGCGATCGAGACGAGTCGAAAGGCGGTATACAACCCCGCCCTCGTCCCAAAGCGATGGCTGCTGTCCTACCCGGATCAGCAAAGGCTAGTGGAGATGGAGACTCAGAAGAAAGTAGAGGCGGCCTCCCGGCGCGCCGCTCACCTGGCCACCTTGACAAGCAAGGCCCAGAAGAAGCAGCACGGACGAATTCCGCTGCTTGAGTCTCAGATCCTCCAGATCAGCCATGACCTCGAAATTGAAAATAAGTCCCTCCTCGTTGATCGGCCCTCCATCTCCGAACTCCCTGTTCGCGAGTGGGCCGACCGTCAGACCAAAC